CAAGAGACTCATCGGTAAAGCCCTCATTCTCGAAAGACTCCTCAAAATGATTGAGTCCTTCCACCTCAATAATATCGAGCAGATCATCCTCAAGAAATTGCTCAAGCTCTCGCGTTTGCCGTTGTATATCCCTTATGAAATCGTCCTGATCCATTGCCTAAAATTGAGAGGGGTATCGCGTGTTACCTCCAAATTTGATAAAGCCATCCCCAGTGCTGTCATCACCTTCGGTCACCGGTTTGGGAGGCAGTTGTCCTGCCGGTATTTTACCGCTTGCAACCTTCTCAAGCCAGAGCATAGCCTCATCATATCGCCCTTTGGTTACCTCGTGGTAATTTTCAGTTTTTCGTGTGTACAGCTCGTGGATCACAATATCCTTGAGGTATTTTACAATCACTTTATCCCGGTTATTGCCCTCTGCTGTAAAAATGGTTTCTACATCAAACCGCGCGGTCAAATACGAGCGCATTACCGCCTCACTTTCGCTTATGATATCATTGGCAATGCTGTCATCCTGGTTGATGACTTTTTGTACCACTTCGGGTACTGATACTGTTTTGAGTTCTGTTTTGCTAATTAACATGCACTTTGGGATTTATTTGTTTGTATGCAGTGGTGGTAAACGTGAGTTTAAAGGCCGGGCGACCATAACGCTCAGTCAGATCAGTTTCCCCCGTTTGCGTGATCTCCATAATATCATTATCAGTGAGCCAGTGAATGGCCTCCGCTGAAGCTTCAACCGTGTCAATTATGGCAAAGCTGTCCTCACGATCTGTGGCACCGTCAAACGTATCACCGTATTTATTAAAAAACAGGTACACGTCAATGGTGACCGCGCCCTCTTTTACGCCCAGTGTCATATCCTGCCAATTGATGGCACCAATTGATATAAAAGCAGCCGGATAACCTTGCACCAGATTGTCTTTAGTGGGTGTTATTTGTGCCTTCCACATATCAACCACCTCATATACTGCCTGAGCTGTCAAACGTGCGCTAATTAAGTCGTGTATTTCCTTTCGTAAACTCATTACCAACCTCCTCTTTTATGTCTGTGCATTAGGGGCTTTCCCCATCCTTGCAAATCTGCTGTAAAGTAAAACTGGGCTTTTCTCACGCAGTTCTCCAAAGCATCCGGAAAGTCATCCGGAGATTTTGTGCCCTTCTCAAAGGAGAGCAGCTGTGTCTCTGCCTCCTCCATATCAGGAGTGTTTTTTAATGCCTTGTCAAATACCAGCGTTTTGTTAAACAATACACTGGTAAGGGTTGCCTCAATTCTTAGGTGTTTGTCCACGTGCTGATCACGGCTGGCCATTGGCATCTCAAAAAAGGATCGTCTTTGTGCCTCCTCCTGAAAAATGGGACCATACACCGCCTCCTGAGCGGCTGTGGCATCGTAATAATGCAAAGCTTTAACGCCTTGTTTTGCCATCTCCTGTACGAGATCATAATGCCATTTAACGGCCTCTGTGATCTCACACTTACGCGCAAATACCTTAAGTACATAAATACGTTGCTTATGAACCCCAAGCAGCGCAAACGCCTTGTAATCCCCTGTGGATTTATAACTCAAATCCCAGAAACCGATTAGCGCATTCCACTTGTTATCCCTGGGCAGCTCCTCGTACCTGATCCACTCCTTTTTAAACAGTTTACCCTCCTCAATAGGGTTATTATAGTCCTCACGCTGCGAGGTGTACCAATCGGTCTCCTCATCAATCTCATCAATCATTTGAGGCGTGTATCGCTGGTGCCAGGATGGAGAGCGGTCTGCATTGCGTAGATTGATGGTGCTCATATCGGTGTTTTTCTTGCCTTTGAACTTCTCAAACAGAAAATCATTGAGCCCGTTTTTCACGATGTAGTTATTCGGTATGATCAATCGCCCCCGGTGCAGGTGAAAGGCTTTTTTAAGGTCGCCTGTGATCTTCTCGCCCTTCTCCTGAATGAGTTCCTTATTCTTAGCCTCTTTGCGATCCTCGCAGTCATCTACACTCGCAAAATCAGGACGGTACTGCCCGGTTCTCAAACCCCTGAAAGGTTGGTTAAGACCCAAGCCTAAAAAGGTGCGCCCGTCTAAAGTTTCAAAGAATCCATCAGCCCAGTTGCCGTGGTTCATTTGCATTCCAAAGTCTTTAATGATCCGCTCGTTGCTTTCGAGGTGTACCTGAATATCACTTAACAGGAGCTTTGCGGCTTTCTCATTACGACCAATGAGCAATGCAAAAAAGAGTTGATCATTTTGCTTGAGGTGCAGCGCATTCCCAACGTTTGTATGAATGGACTTTGCAGCCCCACGAAACCAGCGTCTAAACTGTACAATTTTGGGGTTTTTGAATACTTTGATATAGCTGTCCTGGTGAAAGTCTGCACAAGGCGCATCGGCAAGCGGTACCGGAGTATTAACCCCAAAGTAATAATCAAAGAACTCGTTATAATTCTCAGGCTTAAGCAAGTGTTTAATACGGTCCTCCTGTTGCTGTCCGGTTTCCTTGATCAGGGTATTTAAGGTTGCAGCTTTAATCATTTTACTGCGCGCCTCAAATGCCTCTTGCATTTTCTTTAATTCTGCCTTAGTCATCCAGTGCCTCTTTATAGGTTTTACTCACCACATCGTCCATAATACCCCGGATGTATTTTGCTGTCTCCAGCTTGGCCTCCCGGTTCTTTTTGGAACGCTCGCTTAGGGCATCTTTAAGGATCGCATTTGACAGCTCCTCAAAGTTGTCATACATATAGGCGAGGTTCTTTTTTTTGTCGCTTAGCTTCTCAAAAGTTGAGGAGAGCTTGCTCAGCTGATCTGGGGAGACTTTGGGCTGCTCACCATTCTTAAGCGCTGCAAAACTGCGCAGGGTTTCTGCTTTAAGTTCAGAGATGCTGAGGCTGTGAATATCTTTGGCCTCCTCCCAGCCGTCTTTTTTAGACCATCGTTTTATGGTCTCCAGATGCACCTCAAGCACGTCTGCAATCTCATTATGAGAAAAGCCATTGATAAACATCCGTTTGCCCTGGCGTTTCTTTTTGTCGCTCTCTTTTTTGGTAAGTCTGCCTCCTGCCATTTAATGTGCTTTTAATGTGGTTATAATCTACTTGTAAGGTGCATCCACGATAAGATTGCCATTATCGGCAACTCGCAGGGTGTTGACCTGCATCCCGTCGTATTCAAAGTTGCGTTTGATCTGTGCCAGGATGGCGCGTGGGTTTTCGTTATTGACTTCGGAAAGTATTCCGACTCCGATCTCCGGGGCTTCTTTGTATTCGCCCTTGTGACTGATCAAAATATCCTGCTGGTGTTGCAGTGTCGCATCACCAATCACAAAATCACCATTCTCAATCTGAAAATCTCCCTCTGGAGTGAGTAGTATATCGCCTGTCATAACCGCTTATTTACAGGACAAAATTGACTGATTATATCCCGATGTGAAAAACCAAAATCAAGGATTGGGAATTTATTTACAATGATTGTGAGCCCAGTTACAATCATTGATTTGCGATTTGTAAGCCCCTTACAAACCGTGCAAATTTGCCCTGTAATCAGATCACAAATCGAATGAAATTCACATTCATAGTCACAGACGAAAGCGTCAATAATTACGGGTTTAGAATCCTGACAGCTGGTATTGATACCAAGCAGTTTGAAAAAAATCCGGTTGGCTACTATATGCACCAGAGACGATCTGGAGAAGCGTATGAGGCAAAAGGAGACGAGGTGGTTTGCCGGTGGGAAAATCTCCAGAAGCTGAGCAACGGGATTATGATGGCCGATGCCATTTTTGATGACAATGATGACAAGGCAATGAAGATTGCCAAAAAGATTGAGAAAAACTTCATACGTATGGCCTCTGTAGGTGTTAACCCTATTGAGACCAGTGAGGAGAAAAAATACTTATTGCCCGGACAGACCCGTGCAACGGTTACCAAATCTGAACTAATTGAGATTAGTGTGGTAGATCGTGGAGGCAATAACAACGCCCTGGTTAAACTCTACGACGGGGAGCAACAAGACTACGAACTACCATTAATTAAAAGCGATAGCATGACACTTGAACAAACCTTGCGTAAGCAATTGAATCTTGCTGACGATCAGTCAATACCTGATGCAGTAACAGCCCTTCAGGGCAATGAGGATTACAAAGCAAAATATGAGGCTTTAGTAAAACTCAACAATGAAGCCAGAAAGGCAACTGCCTTAAAACTGGTAGATGCAGCCATCGAAGCCAAAGCCATCAAGGCTGAGCGTAAAGAGGCGTGGATAGCATTATTTGATGCTGATCCCACCAATGCAAAAGCAAGTCTTGAGGACTTGATGGGGAAAGCAGCTGAGAAGCCCACAAAGAAGCTTAACAGCTTTTTAGAAGGGATCACTCCCGGAGAGGGCGGAAAGGAGTCTGACGAAAAGAAAGACTGGAACTGGTACGAGCTAAACGACCCTGAGGCGTTGCTTGAGATGCAGGAGTCAAACCCTGAGCAGTTCACGAAATTATTTGAAGAATCACTATAACCCATAAGCAATGGCAGCAGAATTATTAAAGAGAAAATTTAGCTCAGACCTGAGTAAGAACCTATTCCCTGCGAATGAGTTCTATAAAATGTCTAAGAACGACTCGGCATTTATTGATGCAGACTCGGTACAGCTTCCGCACGTAGGTACCATCCCTACCGTAG